AAGTGTATATTTTTGAAAAAATCCAAGAGGAGTTTATCCGTACCTCCTCTTGGTAAACTTCAATAATTTTTGTCTTGGTCTATAAGATTTTTTAAATGATTTTCTACTACCAATTATTAATGGTTTGATTAAAACTCTTAGTGTTGAGGTCGTGGTAATCATTTAGTGCATTAGTCCATGTAAAATCCAAATTGCAATCAATGTCACAATAAGTCTTATTGCATTATGCCATGATAAATACATTTGCAAATTTTCTACAATATCTAACCACCTTGCCCTAATCCAATACATCATTTACTTAGTCCTTTCTGTTTCTCGTAAGTTCTGAGCGTTGCCATGCCTAAAAGTGACATGACGAGGGGCATTAAAACACCCATATCTAAACTTGGCAAGGGCATTGTTTCTATTTTGAAAACAGCAAGAAAAAAAACAATAAATTGTTTCAAAACAAATTCCCAAAAAATAGCAAGGGCACAACTGAAACCTATAAGGGGACGCCATATTCTTTGCAATAAACCACCAAGACCTGTTGCAGTAGATTTTGCATCAGCCAAATTTATATCTGTTTGTGCTTTATTTAGTTGATTGTCTAATTCTTTTAATTTTATTTTTGCCTGTGCTTTTTCTTCTTCTGATGTATGCAGTTCATCAACTATTTTACCTACACTATCAACGAGTCCACCACCTAATAATTTATTAAGCATTTTGTTCACCCATTTTATCTGCTAAATTTTTTGCCCTGGCAGGAACCTGACGAGCCCATTTACTATCAAGCATTTGATTTGATGCTTCTTTATAATTTTGCTCTTGTAATGCTTTTTGAAATTTAACAAATTTACTTAGGCGTGGATATCCTAACTGAAAACTCATCTCTACTATTATTTCAAAAGCCTCTTCACTTATCACATCTTCATTTATAAATTTTTTTGCATCTGCAATTGCAACTTCAATATCTGCAGAAAGTATTTCCATAACTTCATCAAGTGTTAGTTCTCTTTCTAATAAATCATCTTCAAGTGGCAATCTAATCAAATGACCAACGCCAATCGTCATTGCAGAGGCACCAATGATTGGGTCTTCGTATGCTTTGTATCTTATACCCTCATGAGCAATAATACTTTCTCGTAATCTTTTAATGTCCATATTTTTTTATCAACCTTTCAAGATACCATTTTGCCTTCAGTAAATCTTCAAGTCCATTCTTTTCTTTATATCTACAAATATATTTTATGCAATTCCCTTCAAAATAATTCATTTCGTACTCTTCAATAAAATCAGCAACTTCAATATTTCTTTTATAATATTTGGGATTGATCTTGTTGTTTTTGCTCATAAATATACATTTCTATCCCAACTTCCGTTCTTCTTCAATACCATAGGTGTTATGAATGGAACACCTTCTGTTATCACAGCACTTGAAAGAATAGGTTTTGCAACATTTACCTTCATATATGCCATACTCAAACTATCTTTATTGACCAAACAACCTGTTGATATGCCCCAATTTAAAACATAATCATTGGCAACATATTTAACCTCACTGACCGTATGAAAATGGCCTTGCACACAGCACATTGATGTTTCTTTAACTGCCTTTGCAATATCTTTACAAAATTGATGTGCAAACATTATTTTATTCTTATCTGTTTCAATGAAATGTTTTTCTTTCCAAACCCAACCATTATTAACATCTAAGATTTCGTTATATGTTTTTATAAACTTTCTTGACATCTTATTTGCTATGGCCCTTCTCAACACCATAGAACCATGGTTGCTTTCTAATAAAGTCATCTTAGGAAAAATTTTTTCTAATCTCTTAATCCAAGACTTTGTGACCTCTAATTCGTCATGCGGACTTGGTAAATCCGGATCAATATTATGAAAATGTATGCTATGAAAATCTGCTTCATCGCCTATATGCACAACGCAGTCAGGTCTATAATATTTTTTTAATTTAGATAACCAATCAAGTATGTCTGGGTGACAGTAGGGAAAATGTGTGTCACCAATCACTAAAATTTTTTTAGGTGTTTTCATATTCATTAGAGTCCAAACAAACCAAAAAATATTTACGAATATTTTGTTGATCGAGTACAGACTTTAAATACATTCCGTTATATTTGCAATCTTCAACAGTCTTATATGGTTCATTGATTGAAATACATTGCCCTGCTACACAGAGCCAACCTAGTAAAAATATTGAACTGATGGTCAAAACAAAATGTCACGAATAAGTATAATTAGATTTGAAAAAACAAGAACACCAACAGTCCAAAGAACTTTTGAATTTTGATTTATTTTTTGCTCTAAATGAACAAGGTGGTTATTTTTTATAATATCAATATCTTTTTTTATTAAAGATACTTCTTTATCAAGTTTATTTATTTTATCTGCCTGTGTCGCCATGAGTAATTCCGTCTGTATCTAACTTTACCTGTGCCTGTTTGTCAAACTCTTCAATAATTTTTTTATCTTTTTCAAGTTTTTCTTGATATTCTGACAATTCTTTTTGTTGTTTTATAACATCATCAATTGTCATGGTCATAATTTTTTTTCGTAGTTCAGCATTTCTTTCATGTGCTTTTTCAAGTCTATCAGTAAGAAACTGATTATGTGTACGTAATTCTCTACACTCTTTTTTACTTTTTCTAAGTTCTTTTTCTATTTCTTTTTGTGTTGCCATTATTTAACACCTGATAACGGATTACTTAATATTTTTGTTATTTTTTCGTCAAGTTCTTTCTCTAAATTTTTGAAATCTTCAGCAATTTCTCTTTCTGTTGCCTTTACCCTATCTTCAATGTCATTTACAATTTTATCAATATTTCTTATGTCAGATTTCATTAATTTAATGTCTTCTCGTAAGTCACCTTTTAGAGATTGCGCAACATCATTGACAAGAGTTACTTCTTCTAAGACCATATTTATTTCACTTTGTAATACTGCAATCTGTTCTTCAATATGGCTCATATCAGGTGCAGTGTATGATTGTATTTTTGCTTTCATATCAAGATAGTCGTCATAAAATTTATAAGCCGACCAACCACCACCAATAATCGCACCAATCAAAGATAAAATTATAAATAATTTGCCACCTTTAAATTTAATGCCTTGATATTCTAATTCTGCCATTGTTGATCTATCAATTTATTCATATCTAAATAATCCATATAAAATATACCTACATTTTTATCTTCTATCATGTTTTGGTTAAGATACAAATTAACATCTTTATAAAATTCATTATCAAGTAATTGTTTATCTGTATATGTATTAAAACCATTATCAGCAAGAACAACCATAAGTGCTATTTGTGTTGTTTGTGATTCAATTGACATTTTGTCTTTTTGATTTGCCATTAATTTATTAGCAATTTTTTGTTTTATTTCTATTGTTGTTTCTTGTTCTTCAACATCATCATTGGTTGGTTCTGTGTTTTCACTTTCTTCAATACCTTCATCTTGTGGCTCTGTTGTTTCAACTTCATTTTCTATTTCTTCAGTTATCTGTTCTTCAATCTCTGCCTCAATCTCTACAGTAATTTCTTCTATTTCAGGTAATTCTATTTGCATTTCTTCTATTGGCGCAAGATCAAATTCAAATGTAAGTTCTTCTTGATATAAATCATCAATTACAACCTCAAATTGAACATCGTCAATATCAATTTCTTCGTATATTATATCTATAACAATGTCCTCTATAACATCAGTTATTATTTCAACTGTTTGATATGCAACAGAAAGATTTGGTTGTGATATTATTCCTCCGTAATATCCTGATGTATAGCCTGCATCAACTGACCAAATATCCATTTGAAATAAAATATCTTGATATTGATTTTCTACCAAAGTTTGACTGTAAGAGTAAGTTTTTTGACCAACATAATTCATTTCAACTGTATGTTCGTGTGTTTTGAATATTGTACCTGTATGATCTGAAAGATTGACTGTAATTGTAAAATAATCTTTACAATCAAAATTTGTGTTTTCACAAGACGGTACTGTTGTATTTGATCTATGGCTTTCTATTGTAGCACCATATTGATAATCAAAACCCTGCTGTATTTCACCTACAGATAGACCTTGATTTATCAGTGATATTTCATCACTTGTTATTGAACCACCACCTGCAATCTCGCCTCTTTGATTTGCATAACCTGTGCAAACCTCACCGTCTTTAAGTATTCCAGAATAACTACATTGTGTTGTTGATGCCCTGTCTTTCAAGGTCCATTCATCAGCAGGTTTTACAAGGTTACCTGTATTAAGTTCTTCTGCATTAGATGAATAAAAGCATAGACAAAGCCAAAAGACCAAAATCTTTAATAGCATCCCAATCACCATTTGTTGTTTGTTCAACAACTTGTTTGTTTTTAATTTCATTATAATCAGGTCTAAGTGTAGGGTTTTTAAGCCACAATTCTTTTGCCTCTTCACCAATCTTACCTTCAAACGGACACCAAGTTCCTGCATCTTTCATTGCAATAAAAACTCTTTTGTCTTGGCATAATAAACTTACTGATGCAACCTTAAGACCTTGTTGATACAGCATACGACTTAATTTTAATCTTTCGCAATTTTCATCTTGAATTGTCATTCCAGTACTGACGCCAAGAATTT